GTCGACGGTCAACGGCTCAAAGTAGTTGCGCCTCGTCGTCTTAATCCACACGTAGTCAATCACGCCAGCCGCCCTGATCCACGCATCTAACCGCTCACGTGTTGTGTCGGATATATACACCCAGCCGTCTTTACGCCCTTTGCCTACTGTGTAAATTGTGCGTCCATCCAAGTCGTTCAGGCGTAAGTTAGCAAACTCCTGTGCACGCATCCCCGTATCAAACAGTACACGAATCATCACCTCAGTAAGCAAATCATCGCAACCACTCAGCACCATTGCAATCTGCTCCGATGTATACCATTTTCGGCGGCATGGTGCAGGCTTTGGCTTTACTACCATCCGGGTTTTGATTTTCATCGGATAATTCATGTCTCGCAGCCAAGCTATCCACGACATCACCGTAGCAACATTCGTGCGTATCGTTGTAGAATTACACCTCGAACCGAGCTGTCCCAATGCCTTTTTCTCAATCCATCGATCAAGCTTTTTATTAGTTAATTGCGACATATCCTCAATGTTTGTCTGGGCAATAAATCTACTTAAGACACTACGTTTTGTTGCCATAGTCGAAGGGGTTAGTTGCTTCACATTCATACACCACTTCAAGTAAACTCGCAACTGATTCTCTGCTGGCGTTCGCTTTATCTTCATCGTAAAACTCCTAAATCTCCTACCTCGCGTCTATATAGATCGTTATAATCATTGGAATATTTATTCCAAGTCTATATAGACCGTTTCTGGTTAATTATTATGAAAAATCACCCATTATACCCTCCAAATTTCAAGCCAAGCTAGCTTTTTAGACAAATAATTTTGCCTAATTTGTGTCGGCTGGTGTTATTTGCTTTACAAATATCACTATCGGTTATCTAATATCTAGCAGTAGACACGCAAAAATCACGCCGCTAGATTTCTCCGGGCGCTACCCTCCAAATTTCAAGCCAAGCTAGCTTTTTAGACAAATACCCATATCGCCATACATCTGCGATATCTTCGCTCTACCGCTATAATTCATATCTCGTCTGGCTCTTTCCTCCATTTTCCGTTGTTTCTTCTCTTGCCGCTGCCGCGCCAGTTCATTGATCGCTCTGGCGATTCGGCCGCGCATCCACAATAGCGACTGCTCCAGATTTTTTAGCGACCAAACTGACGCGAGATACCGCTCAGGGTCACGTTTAGTTCTTGCCACTTCAACTGATTCGTCGAACTCTTGTTTGTATTTCTTTTGCCGGTTGCGAAACATTGGCAAATACGCGTCATCTTTGATTAGCTCTGACGCTTTGCCAAGGTGTTTACGCATCGTAGTAATTCGTTTATTGTCTACAACGAACATATTACCCTCACTTATTTTTGATATAAGTTTGAGGTCAAAAAGAGAAAACCCCAGCAAAAAACATTACTGTTTTACTGAGGTCTCCCTTGCTCGATTGTTGTTCTCTATTAATATAGCAAATTATGATAGCGAAATCAAGAAAGATGATTACCACAGCGAATACACTCATGATCGTATCCGCCACCCTGATACTGTCCGCAATATTGACAATTATGGCAGTGCTTGCAAATAATCGTCGGCGTTTCACTTGTGATGCCGCACCACACACATTGATATGTCGCACACACCTTTGGGCTGTGCTCAATCTGCCTGTCGGTCATGATCACTTCGCCCATCTCTGCCATGGCATTCTTTTTCAATCGTTTCTGGCTCGGACGTGGCGGCTCTACCGTATTCCTTGCGTAGTATAAACCATGTCCACTTTCCATAATCTTACCTTTCCACACAACATTCCATTGCTACTTGAATTACCGCAGCCAAACTCCAATCTAAGTGTTTTTGTGTCGTTAACTTCTGTTGGCTTGCCCTTTACTAGTCCAAATAGTTCCAGTTCATTTGAGAAATCATATTTTACACTAGCGGCATCACCCTCCAATCCAGCATTAAATATCTTACGTCCGCCGCTACCGCCTATCCAGCCAATTTTACGCAGCTCTGGCGGCGTAGTGTTCTCTATCATTTGTCCCAGCTGTTCAATTTTGTCAAAACCAATCGCCAAGTAAACGAATAAGTTTTTTATCTCTATCAAATCCTTTGGTAAAAACACCACCAGCGTATGTGCTTCCAGCCATCTGCACTGCGCATCCGCCAGCGACACGGTCTTGCACTGGTAAGGATATTCCTGATTTCTGCTACCAATCATAGACGCGCCTCGTAATCATACACTTTAGCTCGCATAGCTTCATATTCAGGGCTATTGTTTAGCAGTTTATCTCCTAATGGCGCCTTACCAGTGCTAATCATATCGATAATTACATAGATTTTGCCGTTGTATCCAACATCTGTTGGTTGCGGTAGCATAGTCTCGTCAGCTACCAGCATCTTGCCAATGCCGGATCCAGCTACTACATCGGTATTACTTTTAACCGCCGAATAATCCACCACGTCGCCAACGGGCGCTTTCGTTGATAATAATATTCGGTAGGCTTGAGCAGTATTTGTGGTGATGCCAGAATTTGGATCGATGTAGCGGTCAAATAGTTCAAAGTTATCATTGACGATCTCCAGTTTGGTGTTTAATACTGCCAACTTGTGAGCTTCTACTGCCCACCATAAATATCTAAAAGGTGCACCGCCTTTATTACCAGCACTGCCGCCCATACCAGGCGTGCCAGTTATATAAATATAATCCTTGCCTTTTATTTGCCCAGTTCGATAACCTTTTTCTTGTCTATCGCCAATCATACTAATATCTCCGTTCCCAGTAGCAAATTTAACCGCTCCAACCTAAAGCCCTGCGGCGGTGTGTCAAACGCTAACACCAACGCCATCAGCTCGCTCTCGCGCGTTCTCTCAGGAATGACTGGCTTCATATTAAGTCCAGCAATTCGAATCCTGCCGTTCTCTGCTTTTATTGAATCGCTCTTACCATACAGTCTACGCCACATCTCGTCAATCTGATCACTTAATAATGCTACTGGCGTTAAACCATCAACTGGCGCAAAAACCGCACGTACACCATTGTTACCAGCCACTACGCACCACAAATCCAAATAAGCCTCAACTATCTGCGCATAGTGAGGCATAAGCATGCGGATATACAGCACTGCCGACGATTGATTGCCTAGTGATATATACTTGGCAACGTCGCCAGCTCGAGACCCTTCCGCCTTATCTTCTGCTCCGACAGACAGGTCGCGCTCAGTTGCATCGTAATAGCAGTGTCCGACGATTGAACCGCGAACTGGCACGACCTGTCTCAGCATCTTATTCCTCCGTCTTAAACAACTGTATAGCAGTAACCAGCAACACGTTAATAATCGGGCCATAAATGCCGAACGCATCAGGGTTACCCTGCACGAACGCCGCTAGCGCGCCCAGCGCGTTTGAAACTCCCACATACAGCGCAACTTTTAATATTTTGAGTAATTGTTCTTTAGTCAATTTCATATCATTGTCCTCCTTATTATTTATTAAAATTTTTGAATAAATTGGTTAAAAATTCGATGATCTTATTGACGAGCACCTCCAGCGCCGAAACTCGCTTTTCTAGGCTATCGATTGGCTTATCGCTTAGATACAGCTTATCGATTGCTAGCGTACCGCCCTCTAACACCATCAAGTCATCATCAACCAGTCTCGTAACATGAGTGACGCGAACCTTTGTTCCCATTGGTAATTTCTTTGCTAATTTTCCAGTAGTTAGGTCAGTAACCTCACACTCTGAACGCGTCCAGAAGTCTTGGTCGGCAATATCCTTCAGATTCTTTTGCCATGCCGGCTTATCTTTATTTGGATCAGCTGGCGCAACTAGCTCTGTCGCCGCGATGCCGAACGGCTTGCTATTCTTAACGGCGTACTGCGATAGGTAGTATTTCTTGCCCTGCACTATCGTCTCCTTGGCGATATCGATAACCGTCCCTCTAGGAATCACGTTACCAAACGCTTCCATGGTTACCATATTGACGGCACGTAGTCCTGCGACTGGTGCGACGACCAGTTTTATATCTTCAATATCGTTCAGGTTACGCACCCACTCGCTTTGTTTCAATTCTTCCGCTTGGCGAGCCAGCTCTGCACGTCGTTGGTGCGCCTCCTGAGAGTTATTTACATCAGCACGAATTTGGTCGATTGACCATCCCTTAGCAGCTTGCCCCAAGTAGTGTTGTAAACCCTCTGGGTCAACTTCACGCCCTAAAATTGAGCGGAACACTTCGCGAATCTGCGTCTCGTTGACTGTCGGACGCGAACCGCCGCCAGCGTGATAGCGATCAGCGATTGCACGGATACGGTTCTTGTCGATTGGTGAGCAACTAGTGTTGAACCATTCTTTATGCACGTAAATATTTAGGCGGCGTCCGTAAGCTTTCTCCATATCGTAATGGAATTCGCCCATCGTCTCATAATCACCATCGCTAAGGCGCGTATTACATTCATAACCGACTGTTGTAGCGTTACCTCTAGCATTACCAGCGTGCCAAGCGGCGTTTACAGCATCTATAATCCATGCCACCCTGCCAGCCTCGCCGACAGTGTGCGCTGAGGTATTACCATTAGCGCGGCACAGATAATTCACTATCGACATAAAGTCTGAATTACTGCCCCACCAATGGTATGTGACACCCTCTACAGATCGTGCCATGCCATACACCGCTGATACTTGGCTTTCGGGCGTATAGTTCGGCGAGTTAAATTGTGTTAGTTCTTGGTATGACATTTCCTACTCCTCCTTTAACACTTTCTTAATGAACCGATAAACAAATTTGAAAGTTGCCGCAAGCAGTAAACCAACTACTGCACCGCTAAACGCGCCTGCAAATATAGCCATAAAGAATAACTGCTCTAACATACTCATTTTGCTATCCTATCGATAATTACCATTTTCAGTATTGCTCCAGCCACGGCGGCGATGATAAACCAAACTATCCTTGCCTGGTTATCTTCCAGCTTATCCAACCTATCTTCATGATTTCCTACGTCTTTTTCCAGCTTCACTAGCCGCTCTACTACCACCGTCAGATCCAGTCTGTCAATCTTTGCGCTGATTGATTCTATCTGGTTTCTGATGTTTTGTATGTCGGCATCCATCTTTCCTAATTTTTGCCATAGCTCCGCTTCGTTAGTATTATTTGCTGCTGCCATGCTTTGTCGGTCTCCTTTCTCTCACCCCAGGCCGCAACCAAATAAAAATATGCGTCCTGAAACGCATATACTTACCTACATTATACCACGGTTTTACCGTAAACATAATACACTTTTCATGGTTCTATACAACCAGATAAATTAGCAGATAGCCTTAAAACCTATAAGTCTACTGAGATGGACACTGGCAAAAAATGGATTGATGGTCGCCCAATTTATCGTAAGGTTGTGCGTGGTGCGGTCAATATGATTGGTGGGAATAACACCTCAATCCTGCCTCATGGTATTACCGGCTTGACTAACGCCTGGGAGCTGACTTCGTGGTCTGGCAATATGAGATTGTCCGGCGTATTGTCAAACAATTCTATAAAACAGGCGCTGCCATATATTGAAGGGACGCACCAAGCTGGTATTACCTCCATTGATAAAACGAATATTACTATTTCTGGCAGTTATGCTTGGGGCAGTTCGGAAGTGAGTGTTACTATGGAGTATGTTAAATAATTAAGCTGCACCAATCGCAACCCAACTAAAGTAATACACGCCTCTAAGCATAGCGCCGTCAAAACGCCTACATCTTGCTGTAAATCCTGAATTAGTAACACCAACAGCTCCAAATGTTGCGCCAGCCCAAGACGAATTTGGTGTATCTGACCACGGATCACTAGCGTCTCCATAACCGTTATACGTGCAAATGATAGTTGGTATCATTCCGTTCTCAAATTCCTTTGGAAACGTGACTAATGTCGTAGCTTCTACGGTATCAGTTGGTACTCTTACTCTTGCTCGACCATACTGGATGATAGCAGGTGCAACTGGCAGAGTGGCATTGTCTTGTTGCGATTGAATAAAATCTTTCCAACCAATATGTTGTGGTTGTATAGAACCATCGCCTATCCCCGTTCCATCATGAAAACTAGCGTCATTTGCTGCCAAAAGATTCATTTTTGCCGCTGTTAAAATTTCGCCCGGCACAAAATTTAAGTTAACATACGCCATACTATCTCACCCTTTCTATTTGAAATGTCTCAAATCGCTCAATAATCATACCTTTGTCACTGTACTTCAGTTCGTAATCTGCCTGCTCTTTATTAACACTTTGCTTTAGTGCGACTTCACTCTCTAACTGCGCTCGCTCAAATGGACTCATAGCAAATGAATTCACCAGCTCCGCTGGACTAGCCTCGCCTGGCTGCACTGGATTTATTGTTCCTCTCTCAAATTTAGATAACCGTGTGTCGTTGCCAGTTAATGCTTCATAACCAATCATCGGAAATCCTTCAGGCGTTTTATCTAGCCTCTCACGGGTCGTCAGAAATAGCCCCTGATAATCATAAATGTCTCGATTGCCGCCTCGTCGCGGCGCAGTGATCGCCGAAAAGCCCTGGATTATCTTTGCTGGGAAACACTCAACTGCCACTACCAGGTTAGTTTTCAGGCACCGCACGAAGTACACCTGGCTGTAATGCTGAGCATAAAAATCTGCCATTTTCTCCAGTTCGGCTTGATCTTGCGTTTGCTTGGCTGTTTCGCTATCCATTATTTCCTCCAATAAAAATACGACCGCCGCTCTGGCTGGTCGTATATACTGCTTACATTATACCACATTTAGTTTGCTAGCACATCTCCGCCATCCAGTGTTGACTTGTCCAGCTCAAACGCACTAATTTTCGGACGCTCCTCCACTTCCAGGCTCTGTCGAAAATTAGCATTCACGCCGCCTGCCAGCTCGTAGCTGGTAATAAAGCAGCTGAAACTATCAGCCAGCTCATCAATCTGCAAGTCCACCGTATCGCCGATCTGCAAATACGGCACAAAAAAGTTATCCAACTTGAACTGTCTGTTTGGGCTTGAGTACAACGTTACGATGTTATTAGCGATCGCCCTCGCACCGCCAACATCCTGCACCAGGTTATTTTCAATCTTCAATACCTCTGCACCAAAACCGGTTGACGTGTCAGGATTGACTCCGTACTGTTCAATGCTTGGCTCGCTCACGGCATTTTCGGTAATTACTTGCGTTACCTTTGCTGGTACGCCCCATAACTGGATACGATTAATATATCCGTCCACGCTTGAGTTGTTACGGAAGGTCATTTTGTAAGTGCTGCCAAAGTTGTACACCGACACCAGCTGTACATTGATTGCGCCGCCTCCACCATCATAATTTCTCGTGCCAGAATACATCGATGTGCCAGAATTGCTGCTTGCGTGAATCGGTCTGTCCACGCTCACGGCATAAAAGTCCCCGACACTATCCTGAAACTCAGCGAAAATGTCGATAGTCTTACCAGCTCTTATTTTCGTTTGCTCGCTTCCCTGCTCCAGCTCCCACAGTTTCTGAAATGCCTGCACTTTGAATGGCTTTGCTACCACCTGTGCCGAGTTTATCACTGGCGTTGACTTAATTTGTAGGTTGGTCAGGTTAGAATAACTGAACGTATGAGCTGTTTGCTGAGTCTTCGCCAGGTGCGTTCTATTCCAGAATCGAATTATCCCCTGTTCGTCAACGAAGACCAGCGCCGCTTCCGCCTCTGCCAATTCTTTTAGCAGATCGGTTACGCTCTTGTCTTTTGGCGATAAATAGCCAATCGCCACCTGTTGCGACCGGTCGATCTCAAACTGGTTAGTACTGAACCCCTGCTCAATCAGCAAATCCCTCACAATTTCGTGTGCAAACTTACCTACGAATGCTGGTAGATTAGAATATTTTGTGTCCAGATAGGTAATTGCGTCAAACGCCGTCAGCTCCACTGTCTGTTCCACGATATTAACCGTCGGTGTGCCTACAAAACCAACAAAGTTCGTAATCATCTCGCCATCATATCCAGTCAATATCTTTATCGGCCGCCCTGCCTTGATAAATTTGCCGATCACAGGGTCTTTTTCTGGCAGGAACCGCCCCGTCGTATTATTCAGTGTGATTGTCGCCTGGGCTGTAACTACACCCCATGAATAGCTGCTTACCTTCTTGCTTATTTTGAAGTTCTTAACGTAGCGGCTTTCATCTGTGTATGTATATTTGTCGAAAAGCGTTACCACGTCGCCCGACCCTTTCAGAAAATCTCCGCCGTCCAGTGCTGAAGAATCGAGATTAAAAAACCGCGTGGTCGGATTTATTTGCTTACTCCACCCCAGCATAACCGCAAAATCAGTCTGCTTGCGTGGTGCGTCAACCTTGTTGATGAAATTAGCCGAAACCGCCTGCATTTACACCTCCCGAATTGTTACGGTTAGGCTTGTCATCAAGCTGCCGCCGCGAATATACTCGTCGGTGTCACAATCTGTCATAATCCCGTCAAACTGAAGCACGCCATACTTTGACTGGTCGTTATAAAACTTCACCGTGCCAGCGTCATTAAAGATACTCTCAAAGAATCGAAACTGTGCTGGAGTTACTGCTGTAAATGTCATTTTGGCACGCTTTTTGGACGGAAAGCTATGCCTTTCAATACTGCCATTAATTGAAAGGTTGTCAGTCTTTACCACCACCGGCGAATCATCGTAGCCGCTTGGATAAATTGGTATTTCTTGACCATTTAATCGTATCATCGGAGTGCTCCTAATTGATCAAGTCGCAGTCCTTGTGCTTTTAGTGCTCGATTGATTTGCTTTGCGATATTCACTGCATCCTCCTCGCTAAATTTATCGTCTCTAGTGGTCACATTCACGGTGATATTGACATCTCGCGAGCCAACACCGTCGCTGCGCTTGTTAATTTGCGTCACCAGGCTTGCCATCTTACTTTCTGGAACGACCCATTCGTTCTGTCCGCCATCACCAGCATAAATAATCGAACCGCCGCCCTGCGGAGTAACGATACCACCGGTCGCCATTCGCGGAATATGTAAGCTTTGAATATTGCCAATATGTACGCCTGGAATCTTGTTGATAAGTCCAATTGCACCGTTAATCATGCCAATGAACCCGTTTGCCATCCTCTCGACCATGCTTAGTGCACCATTAACTGCACCCCTGACCGCACCGCCAATAGCGTTGCCAACGAAGCTACCCAGTCTTCCGAACATTCCAGTGATAGTGTTCCACACGCCGCCGAAGAATCCTGCTAGCCCGCTAAATATGCCAGTTATAGCGTTCCATGCTCCACGGAAAATACCACCAAACCAGCCTGCCACGCCAGCGAATACACCGACGATGCCGTTCCACACGCCACCAAACCAGCCAGCTGCCGCATTCCATACACTCACGATAATATTCCATGCTCCGGCAAATATTCCGCCAAACCAGCCCACGACAGCCGAGAATATTATTACAATGCCATTCCAAACATTGGCAAAGAATCCTACCACAGCATTCCATACCGCTACGATAGCGTTCCATGCACCCTGGAATAGTCCGGAGAAGAATCCGACCACCGCATTAAACGCAGCAACAATCCCATTCCACGCTCCCTGCGCAGCAGCCACCACGCCATTCCAAAAGTCCGTCAGCCATTTCTTGACTGTGTCCCAGTTAGCGATAATTAGCGCCACTACACCAGCAACAACAGCCACAATAGCACCAATCGGACCCATCGCCATTAGCCAGGAGGCAGCAATCCTAGCGCCGGCCACTAACGCTTGTACGCCCATCATCACAAACGTCGCTACTGCTTTTGCACCCATCACTACCGCACCGGCCGTCCACTTACCAAAAGCTATAGCCCCTTGCACGCCCATAATCCCAGCGTGAATTACAGCCTTGCCGCTCATCAGTACAAAGTTTTTTATGGCTCCAGCGCTAGCGATAGCTGCATTCTTGATCCATGAACCAAAAGCTATAGCTCCCTGAACTGCCATCTTACTAGCGTTGACTGTCGCTGAAACAACAGTCTTTGCCAAGCTCTTGGCTATTTCAGCCGCCATTCCTGCACCCTTAACTGCTGCATTTTTTGCCATCACGGCAAACGATTTCGCCGCTTCAATGCCAATTTGTATTAATTTTGGCAATACAATCGTTCCGATGACAATACCCAGGTTGATCAGCAGTGTTTTATTGTCGTTAATCCATTTCGTGATGGCGTTGAATACATCTCCAGCAATCTTTTTCGCTTCTTCAAACTTCGCAATAAACCAGTCTGCCACAGCCTGCCCAAAATCGCTCACTGCTTTCTTGGCATCATCGAAAAACTTACCTACACTCTCGGCGATATTCTTAACAGTGTTGCCAGCGCTTTCTAAAAAGCCCTTGATACTATTTATGGAATCGTTCCAGGTGTTTTTAATCCATTCAGCAGCCTTGCCGAAAATGTTGAATTTCATCTGAAGGAATACGAGAGCCGAAACTACGGCTGCGATAGCAACCGCCCATAACATCATTGGATTGCCAGTTAGCGCAACGCTCAGTATCTTAAAAGCACCGGCCGTACCCTCTATTCCTTTTTTATATTCATTAACCTGCTTAATCGCACCAGTTATGCCCGACCCAACTTTCATAATCGCCCAAGCACTTGCCAAAGATGTTAGTGCCGGGACTAGGTTGTTTATGATCGTATCTGCAACCTTCTGCACTGTATCCTTATTCTCTTCCAGCCAATTTGTCGCATCCTCTACAGCTTTGCTGATTTTGTCGAACACGCCACCGGCTTTGACTTGCCCGGTCGCTGCATCCACGCCGACAATTTTCATACCCACATTGGTAATTGTTTCCAGCAGGTTGCTCATGCGACCGTTAAATGTGCGAGACTGCTTAATTGCACCCTGAAAAGCCATGCCGCCCTCAGCACTCGCCATCTGGAGTGCCTTACGTAGTACATCAGCCGTAACCTTACCCTTCGACAGGTCATCGCCAAAGGTTTTAATGGAGTGTCCCGCACCCATCGCTGCGATGATGTATTTTTTGAATCCACCAGCGCCTTGGTTGATGATCTGATACCAGTCTTGCGTCATCATTTTGCCAGTACCGATCGCCTGCGTAATTGGCAGCGCCAAACCCTGCAAGTCAGCACCTGTTGCACCCGCCAAATCGCCCAAGTTTCGCATCCAGCCCATCAAATCCTGAACCGCCACGCCGTTCGCCAAGAACATTTTGGCAGTTGCCTGAATGGATTTGTTGTCGAACGCCGTCTCTTTGCCGTACTGGTATAGCGTTTTCATGACGACATTCGTCGATTCTACTGATCCCGTCAGTGATTCAAACGACGATCGTAGCGACTGCAATTCAGAGGCACTTTTTACGAACGACATTAGCCCAAAGCTGCCACCTACCGCCACCGCAGCGACGCGCTTCAGCGTCGATTCAATGAATCCGCCCGCTTGGCTAAACGCATCCTTCAAATTAGCAGCATTGCCGACTAGTTTCTTACCTACATTGCTGCTAAAATTTTTAACGCTCGCCTGAGCAGTCTTCAAGGCAGCCTGCAAGGCTGATACGTTCGCTCGAATTGTTAGAGTGAGTGTGCTGTTATTCATCTTCCGCCTTCTTTTCCTAGCGGACGAAAAACAACAAAAAAATGCGGCTCAAAGTCCGCATATATTACCCATATTATATCACATCGTGGTATAATCCCTCCATAAGGAAAGGAAAAACAAACTGCCACCATGTTTAATCTATTTAAGAAAAAAGAAAAACTGCCGCTACGTGCCAGCGGCGAATATAACGGTACATACAACCCTATCAAAGACAGCGTTTTGTCAGCTGAATTATTATTTGATCACGATAGTGTTACCTTTTTGTTTGATAAGGGCGTTAAAAAAGATGTCATACGGCGCTTTGATTGGTCAGAGGTAGAAGGCTTTGATTTTAATTCAAAAAAGGAAGACAAAACTGTCGTTTTCCGTACAATATTGTACTTGAAGGACGGGCAAATCACTTTAGTTAAACCAATTGAAGAAAGCAACGTTCAGTACGGTATTATCACTACGTTAGAACCTCATTATAAGAAAATACGCCAGTTTGTCGCTGGCAAATTAAATTCGGAGTCCTCCAAGTGAATCTGTCTATCCGTCGCAAAAAATCTGCTGAATCCAACAAAATCGACAAGACCAAACTATCTGTCAAAAACTTCAAACAAATCTACCAAGAAAATAAGAATAGACCGCTTACCAAAAACGAAAAGCGAGGATGGGCTATTTTGGGCGGTATCATCATAGCTATTCTCGTCATTGCTCATGTTAGCAATGTGATGGAGCAGTCTCGTCTCGAAAAGGACAATGTTCCAATCGTTATCTCTGATGTAGAGGACAATATCAAGCTCGATTACCACACCGACAAGCGTGAGATATCCGCCAAAATATCGGGTGTTAGCTCATTTGCCGAGGTAAAAGTCTCAGGCGACAAAACCGATATCCACGACCGCAAAGACGCAGCTGGTAATATCAAATACGAAGTTAAAAATATTAAAGAGGGAGATAGCGATATCTCTATATCTGTTGTCGACGGCAAACGTCACAGCGATAAAACGATTAAGCTTCACCGCCAAACAAAAGCCGACTACGATAAGCAAGAGCTCGAAAAAGCTCTCAAGTATACCGAGGATCTAGTAAAAAAGACTGAAGAACAACCCACCAACGAAAACATCTCTCGTGCCAAATCAGACATCAATAGACTACCAGAAGACAAGCGTGCTCCATTCTCTGAACGTATCGCCAAACTAGAAAAAGCCAAGCAGGAAGAGAAAGAGCGAGCCGAACAGGCGAAGAAAGCCGCCGAGGAGAAGAAAAAACAAGAGGAGGCAGCCGCTGCCGCAGCTAATCAACAACAAGCGCAATCACAATCACAGCCTGCCGCTTCATCGGAGCTGAATTTTAGCAACTGCAAAGAAGCACGTGCCGCTGGCTATAGTCACATGCGCCGAGGTGAACCTGGGTACGCGCCACACCTTGATAGAGACGGCGACGGCATCGCCTGCGACAAGCACAGATAAAAGCAGAGGCAGCCTACTGCTGCCCCGCCTTATCAATCTGCTCCTTTTCGACTACCGCCTCGACTTGACGCCGTGCTAGGATGGCCGCGGTAAATTCCTCTGGCTGATCCATGTACTCGTCATATGTCCAGCCATACTCCTTACAGATGAGCGCAATCTGAATCATCTTTGGCACTTCGCCAGAGCCGTTGCGCAGCGCGCGGTCATATTTAATTGACCACGCCTCTATTCTTTTGGGAGCTCCTTGTCCTTGCCGAAGACCTCCATGACCTTGTTGCTGATTGTCTCGTAGTCGTCGCCAAATTCGCTGTCCATTAGTGCTTCAAATGGCTGTTCGCGGTTGCCACAGTATTCCAGCAGCAGTTTTTCAATCAGCTTGTCGCTCGCACCCATGACATTGCCCAGGTCAACATCCACATCGCCGCCGCTAGCTTCCATCTCCTTGGTGGACATGGTTTGACCCTCCAGCATTAGCCGTCGGTACATACTGCGGTCGCGGTTGCGAATAAACCCGCGGATAACAGCATTGCGTCCGTCTTTTAGTTCGATAAACAGTTCTCGATTACTCATTTATTTGCTCCTAATACTCGTATTTATTAACCAATTCAGCTTCGATAGTCTTGCCGTCTGTAATATTCAGCAAGCCCTCAAAGTTGATCGTCTCAGTTGAAATATCGCTCAGTCCGTAGCTCGGCTCACGGCTGGAAATTGCCACCTTGCTTATAGTAAACAGCAGACTGGTTGGCGTGGTGTTACCGGCTTTGTGGTTTTTGTCGATAAAGCCAAACTGCATTGCCTGAGTTGTACCGTTTAGCATCATGCCTTTGTAGGTGTCGTCGGTGTACAGTTTCTCGATTGAGCCGCTAACCTCAAAGTCTTTGTTAAAGATTTCCTGAATGTCATCCTTAGAACTTGACGTCTGAACTGCTTCCAAGTTTTTCTTAATTTCCAGGCTGAAACTCTTAACATCCTGAAGCTCTGGCGCTGCTGCTAGCCCGGCTGCATCGGCTGCCATTTTCAGCAGCACGTCCTTTGGAATAAACTCTGTCTCGGTCGAATCGTACGCAATAGTAACGGTTGACGGCGTTACGTCCTTGGATTTTTTTGACATCAAGCTTACTTCAATCTTCGGATAATCATCAGGTGTCCATGAAATCTTAAAGCTCTCAATCATAGCATATAGAAACTGTCCGCAAAACACCGATTCCTTGATGGTGATGGTCGAGCTGATATGCGTATTCTCATTATTCAGCGAGAACAAATGCTTTTTAGCTCCCGTATCGCCAGCAACAGGCGTCGTTGCGGCTTTTTGACCAAACACTAGCGCCAGCCAGTAGTACAGCCCTTTTGCCCATGTTTTACCGCCAATTGAGCCTTCGCCTTTGACGCTCATCACATCGACAGCATTGTTTTTGGTGATGTTGTTATACGCCGATTCATTAGTTTTCGTTTCTGGCGTGTCCTTAAAGCTAAAATCTAGTTGCGGATAAAAATACGTCGGCATTTTGGCGGTACCTCTGGTGTCTTCCAGTGCCAAACCCACGGCGGTCTTTCGACCTGTTACAATCTTTTTCTCTGCCATTATTCCTCTCCCTCCTTATTTTCGGCTTTGGCTTTTTTGACTGCTTCTTCAAAGCTTTCTGCTTCGACAGACACGCCGAACTCTGGCAGATAAAATGACTGCTTCGGTGCGGGTGCTGCTGGCTGATTGTCTTTCTTCACGGTTAATCCCTTTCTTACGCGAAATCAGTCAATGGACAAAAGAAAATGCGACCAAGGCTGATCGCATATACTACCCGTATTATATCATGGTGCTTACATTTATCCAACCATATCGCGAGTGCGCACCGTGAATCGTATTAAAGCTTCGTTAGTAAATACGCTGCCGCCCCGCTCGCTGACTACATACTCTATTTCCGTTTGGCTGCCCAGGTCGATTATCAGCTCGTCAGATTGCTCATCTTGGAATTGCCTCAGCACAGATAAAATCGTCTCAGGTAGTAATTTATTCTTACTATCTCGCCCGCAAATCATTTTCACCAGCGCCATATGGCTGCCACTACGTTTTGCCGTGCTATTAAAATCCCTAGTTAGGTCATATGCCACGTTGATTAACACTGTCGAGTGCGTTTCGATTGAATACGAGGCATCATCAATGACACTCTGCCGCTCGTAACTAATAAAGCACATCGGCAAGCTTGATTTATCCACCACCATTGGATCGCCCAGATAGTATTTATTCCTCAAGTCTTTCGGGCCGTGCTCATTTAACAGGTTGCGCAACTTTGCTAAAATTGGGTCTTCGTATTGCATTATCTCTCTCCTTCAGCTTCTAAATAGATTTGTAATCGTTGGCGAATATACCGTGCCTGTGGCTCGGTCATGCCCCACATCTTGCGAGCTGGCATGTTTTTCGTGCCCATCTGATGATATTTGAAATACCGCGTCGGATTTTTAATAACCGCTTTATCACTATATATTTCCGCCTTAAAACCATCCTTCATCTTGCCTGTTTTATTCAGTAGCGGCCACGGATAGTTTCGCTTACGCTTCTGCCACTGTGCGCCAAAAACTGTACCACGCTTGCCACTAAAATTCTTGGAAATCTCATCCAGCATAAAATTAGCCGCCTCTTGCAATGGTATACGCAGACTACTAGCACGCTTCCATCGATTTAATAGTATCTGATTGAATTGCTTCAGTTCCTCGCCATCAACCGTGACAGAAATTGGTACTTTTTGCCCGTCCATCTACCAATCCTCGCTACTGATATGCGGTCTCTTTGAAAAAAGATCTCCATCATCCCGCACCGCAAATCCTTGAGCACTTCTTGAACAGGCTTCGCCACAAACCGTGGCAATTAGCGTGTTTAGTTTTTCGCTTGCCAGCTCCAATTTCTTATAGCCATCCTTGCTGGTATTTTCAATGTCTTCATTAAATCCATAATCCCGCACCAATAACATACCGGCAGCCATTAGCCGCTGAATGTAGCGTAATGTTGGATTATACTCCTCAGCCCAGGCAGCCTCACATGGAATCTTTGATATGATTTCGCTCAGGGCTTCAGTTCGCACTTTCTCGACATATTCAGGCTCTACACTAGAACTAGCAAAGCGTACTGACACTTCCTGCCCAGAAACAACCGGCTTTTCCAGCGTAATCAATGCATTAGTGGTGTCTACTTCGGTTACTTTGACTAGCTTATTGTCCACTAGCACTCGCACATCTTTTACGTCAATTGTATCGTCGCCGTTGACGTCAGCCAAGATATAGTCTCCTAGCGAAATCACCGAACTGTTAACGTCGTTAAACTCCAATAGCTGGCGGTGATACAATCCCGCTTCCTGTAATATATCTTTGATAGTCTGGTTTATCTCGTGCTTCATATTATTTCTCCTAATCCTCAAACAAAGGCGGGCGAATCATCTCCCGCCTCAAGTCTGCCGACTAAGAACCTTTCACAGTCACGATAAACTGCATTGCCTGGTAAGCTGCGTCGTAACGACCACGCAAGCCCCAGCTAAACACATCAGTTTCGAATGCCCTGTCGCTGTTTATGTCGGTCTTCGCAACAGGTGCACCAACCTTCACGCGCTCAGCAATTGTCAATGGGCACATACCCTCTTTAGCCGCCACCAAGAATACTGCTTTGCCAGCAATTCGTGGATCAACGATAAGCTCAACACGTTTGTAATTGGTGTTGCTCTGTCCATTGTCCAACTTCTCGCGGAGCAAGATTTTCTCAGCTTCCTCGCGGTTTTCCTGACCAACGATCAAGTGGGTTGGAATCGGGTTGATAAAGTCGCCATCAGCATCTTTCATGCCAACCAACGCATCAAAAGCCTTACTAAATGTTGCGGCACTGAATGCGCCAGTAATCAAGTTGCCACGATCAGAGTGGAAGAATGGCTTGCCGTCGCTCAAGTTAGCCGTAAAGCCAACAGGAAGTGCTGCCACAGCCAGTGCACCATAATGACGTCCACTCTTAGTAGTCATCACGCGGGTTTGGTTTGGAATCTGGCCGAGATCATCGTCTTCAATCTTTTCACGTTCAACGTCCAGGGTTGACTCCCACTTTCGTGGAGCGATTGTGTGGACGGTGTTGTCAGCCACGCCGTGTTTGCGCTCTGATTTGAACTCACGCATGCCAGGCACGCTGTTGAGTGTCACGATGTTGTTGACCGCACCCGTCACTGGTGTGATATCGTACAAAATGCCCTGCAGAGGGTCTTTGTATTCTTTTTTAGTAGTCTTGTATACCGTCTTGATGGCGGTATCAAGCTTTTGTAGCATTGCTTTTAAGTCCATCTTATCTTCCTTTCTTAGCTCAGGCGAACGCCTACAGTTTTATTGTCAATAACTTCAACAATCTGTCCGATTGCCGGCGCGGTGCCGCTAACAGTCGTTGTTACCTTATCTGATGTCGCAATAGCAACAGCCTTGCCTAAATCAGCAGCCGCTACTACGTCGATTGCCAGCTGGAACACGCCAGTTCGATAAACTCGCACTTCATTCTTGATTAGTCCGCCGGTATTTTCCATAGCAACGCCCAAGAATGGTTTTACTCCAGCTTCTGCTGCCCTAGCGTTACCGCTAGCGTCAACAGTAACTAGTTGTCCGCGATTGATTACATTGCTACCGAATGGAGCTGAAATCAAATCGCCGTCTTGTCGTAGAAATGTCATTATTGTTTCTCCTTCTCACGCTTTACTTCTTTATAATCTTCTTCATTCAGTCCGAACCGCTCGATGTCTGCTTTATCAGAGTCGTCCAGCTGAACTTCATCACCATTTCCATTGCCGCCTTCACCGCCATCTTCGCTCAATAGCCGCATTGCCGGCATTGCCGCAAAGAGTTCCGATAATAGCACATCAACAGATTTGGTTTTCGTATCAGATAACTGCACCTTGGTGTCTTTGGCGGCGCAGAGTGCCAAATAGCTCTCTTTCTGAGCCGGGACAAGCTTGCCTTCAGAAAGCAGCTTCTCATATTCAGCCTCAGCCTGCTTTTCCGATAGCTCTTGCTTCTGCTTTGCCAGTTCGGCTTTTTCCCGAGCCAACTCAGCTTTCTCAGCTTCAAGCGCTTTCTGCTCGTCAGACAAATCTTTCTTGTCGGACAAATTGTCCTCTCCAGACTTATCCTCGTCTTTATCTTCTGGCTCTTTAGCGTCGGCGATTTGCTGCTTTACTGCTTCCTCCTGATCTTCAGGAACTTCAACGTCTGCACCAGCGGCGACGGTTGCGGTCTTCTCTTCACCGTCTTCCTGCCACTTCACCTCGACGTCAAAATCACGGTCGTTAGTTACTTTTACCTTATTCATCCCATTCTCCTCTCTCTTGTTATTAGATGAATCACTAAGCACAATGGCTACCTGCGACATGTCAGACAGCGCCGGCTCAAAGGCGTGCATACCTTTGAGATATGGGTCGGTCACTAGCCCTACATGTTGCAGTACCGCACCCTTAAGCGAACCATCTTTCTTGTCCTTATATTGCAAATCCATACCCATTGATACATTTGGAATCAGGTTTTTGTCGATTTTATCGGCAACTGCATCGTCGCGAATTTCTATCAAACCGTACAAGCCGTCTTCTCGTGCCTCCAACTCCAGCAACTCGCCGGTATTAAGACTTGCTAAGCTCGAGCTGTCATACGGGTGTCCTAACGGCACCGGCACGTAGTCCAAAACCCCGTCATTGAAGTTTTTTACCAGTTGATCAACCAGGTTTTTGTCAATAACCAACTTTGAATTATCCCAATCATTTGGATCTATCCATTCGCCAAACGGGCATAATTGCTTCCAATACCGTCTGTACTCGCTTTTACCCTCGTCGCTTAGTCGGATGTTATCTTTCGTCTTTGTTGAAACTGTAAACATATTATTCTCCCGATATACTCCAAGAGAAATTTGCCCCAAAAGAAAATGCGACAAACTCGCTTGTCGCATATACTGGTCGTATTATATCATACTTGTGGTTAAAGCAAAACTATTTGTTTTTATGCTGCTTTTTCAGCTGTTCGTCTAGGTATTCAGAATCCATCTGCCAAATAGCATGCATCCGTTGAACTGCTCGGCTCGGTTTGTAATTTGGATCGGCGAGACGCTTCTCAACTTCCTCGGCCGTCTTATTCAAACTAGCCATCATTTCATCAGTCAGCAAGTCCTCTGATTCATCAGCGAGGTATTTAGTGTCCTTCGTCATTTCCATATCAGCCATAATAATCTCATTATCTAACTTCTTAAGCCTTTTTACAACGAACTTCTTGCCCCTAGACAGCAGATATTCGTCCTCATCTGTTATTGAGGTAACACCATTATCTGCTAGCACTTTCTCCATATCCAAATATGGCATATCCTTTGGAGCCTTAAAGATAAATACATATTTGTTCCCATCAGCTTGCCGCGCAAACTCTATTGACACGTCCTGACTGGTAGATGTAGAAAGAAAATTAGGATTATCGACAATATCATTAACCGACAACTTTGACTCTAGCCCAATACCACGATACAGCACCACGTCCTTCTCTAGCTTCGTCTTCTTAATCGCCTTATCCAGTTGCTTAATATCAGCCTCAGCATATTCATTCATTGGTCGGCGACCCAATAGCGTCTGATTGATATTTATAAACCCATTGCCCTTGTATGTCTCGACACTCAGCAACTCTGCCTTGGTATACTGTGCCATGTATGGATTCTCTTCAATCAGCTGCGGCTTCGGCGTTCTCTGAATCTTCTCAATGTTGTGCATCTGCATGTTGTTCGGCGGGTTTATCTCATCCTCTGGATTATCGCCGAGAAGTCTCGTAAATGTCGAGCGGCAGTTAAAATGTCGCGGCGGAATATACTCAGGATATGCCTGCCACTCCTTCCACGTCATCACCTTGCCATCCAGCGCGCTACAACCAGGCGACGTTCGTGCATCCAGAATTGCCGAAAACTCCAACATATCGTCATCGTCCCATACCGAATTACGCCCAGAATTGACTGCTTGTGCAATTGTGTACGACGCCGTATCCGTCAACTTCGTCGCAAACCATGCCAGAATCAGCTTCAGAATCTCAGCGTCGTAATCAATCGGCTCATCATCCAGCACTACTCTGTTCATTACCAGGCTTTTAGCGTAATTGGTTAGGTCATCCTGCTGCTTTTCAATGATCCAGTTGATATACTCAACTGCTGCTTTAGTTAAATCATTGCCGTTCTTCGCGGCCGGCTTACCCATTTCATCGCTAGCACTGATTTTTCCAATCTGATACCCCTGCTTAAAGAATGATACCAACGTTCGGCGGTACTCCGCTGGAAACACCACCGCATCAATGTCGCTCACTAGCTTTGATTCTGCGACCTCCTGACTGACTTTCTCCGCCACAGTCTCATAAACCGGGCGGATTTGGTCTAAAAAACGTTTTTCTAGCTCCTGCCATCTGGCGTCAAGCTTTTTCAGGCTCTCGCTTGGCTCATGCTTGTGATCGTCGCTCATTGTTCGTTGACCAGTCGGCGTACCGCCAGCCTCTTTCTCCTTGCTGGCGTTGCTTTCAGTATTTTCAGACTGTTCAGTACGATGCTGCTTAATCTTCTCCACGTCAAAGCCCAGCCGTGTCGCTGTTGCATCCTCAATCTCGCTCGCCATTGCGTCAGACATGCGATCTTTTTGAATCATTGTCGTAAATGCGTTAAATATCGCACCAACCACTTCATTATCCATCTTCTCGAATGCGAAAACTGGATAGTGTGGTTCGCTAAAGTTAATATCAATCAAATCAGCGATAATGTATTGGTTAATGTGAGCCGCCAGCTTATTCATGACGGATTCTAGACTCATACGGAACATCTTTGCTTGCGTGTCGCTCAATGCAAAACTGCCAGTTGAGCTCGTTCCTTGTGAACCTAACAACATAAAGTTAGCCAGGAATACTCTTGCCATCTCAGAGTTCTGGCGCTCAATCGATTGGTGCGGATCGCGTCCCTCAGAGTTCAGTACCTCAAGTTCGTAATTTGGCGGCAAAGTCGCCGTTGAATTGACCTTGCCTAAACGGCTTAATACGTTCAATACTTTCGACGTTACTTTGTCATCAGCATTTGCAAGTGTGTTGCCGGTATTTTTTAATACCTTTGGTTTGATAGCGTCATTTTGCAAAGCAATGCTATCCAGATATTCTAACTTCCACTTCTTGTCATAGTTTCGCCAAAGTGCCGTAAATATTGAACGTCCGTAATACGGATCGTATCGTTTGCCTGGTGTAAATAGGAACGTTTTGTAGGCTGGAATATCCACCGTCGAGCCATCTTCTTGTGTTTGCCTAATTCCTTGATAGCCTTCCTTCAAATCGCTCTGAATCTCCACGCTTCTCGAATCCCGCAGCGCCAGCTTCTTCAACTCGTAGCGGTTACTATTGAGCCGATACACCTTTTCCCATACCTGAAAGCCATCCACAAGCGCCATCATCGACTGGTCGAGGAACAAATTAAACGGCGTTTCAATACCGCCTTTATAGCTCTCGCTCAGTAAGTTGTTTCGTACGAAATCTGCTTGCGTTTTCGCTTCAGTACTTTCGTCGGCAGGCTTAATGTCATACTCACTTGCCAAAATCGGCATGGTCAGGATATTGAATAATGCCTCGACAGTGCCATCACGCAACATGTCTCGGTAATCAGTGATTTTCCTCGGGCGGTTTAGCTTTATTTTCTCTGCTTCATAGTCCGTAAATACGCCAGTGCCAGCACCACCAATCTCACGTAGTCGGCTACCTGCATTTTTATCGTTATTCTTACCGCTCAAGTTTATCAGCTTCATAATTTCTCCAAATAAAATACGACGCCTTTCGCACGTCGTATATACTTACTCTGATTATATCATACTTATACTTAATCCAACCACTCATCGTCATCTAGCTCGTCGTAATAATCACCAGCAGTCTGGAAATCTTTACTCGACACCTGATTCATACCCTCCACCAACAGCAACCGCACCGCATAAACCACCATATCCACCATGTCGTCATGCGTGCCCTTTGGAAATTCAATCAACTGCTCGCGTAACGCTTGTCCATTCTGAATATCTTTCACAATATATATCCTGCCAGCCTCAAAGAATCGGCTCACGGCTAAGAGTCGCCGCACCTTGTCTTTATCAGGCTTCAAGCCAATGACAGGCAGCCCCGCCAGCAAATCCCGAAACACCAGCCCCAGTGCGCCCTCCTCTATACCAATCACCTGCGGTTTGTATATTTCATCAAGCTCTCTAACTGTATCAGCAGTGACACTCGGCGAGGTTCGTTGGTTGCGTATCGCACGTATGTAAACATTGCCGTCGGTATACAGGTCAACAACACCCATAGCCGTCGGGTCAGCCGTCTGACGTTCGCTGGCGGCAGGATCGATTGTCAGCACCCTCGCCAGCCGTGCATGCTTATCTGGCACCTGACTTGGCTCGCACTCTTTAATCCAATCAGGCTTGATGATAGCGTCCTCTTCGCTGAACGGCTTGTGCTGATATTCCTGCGCAAAAGCAATGCTGCCAACGAACTCCTGATCACTCGGATCATCTCGCATAGCCCTCAGCTTCTCTAGGCTGCGGTGTTCCGGCCACAAAGCCCGCTCTGTGCCGTCCTCCTCGGTGGTAATTGCGTAAAATATCCGTGTATGCCAGCTCTTAAACACATCTTGCTGTTTCATCACTTTATTCACGAGGCTGTCGAAATGAAGAATCGTTCCGATGACAACAGCACGTCCACCTCTCGCTAGTGCTGGTATCGCCGCCTTGGTAAACCAATGGTACAGCTTCTGGCGTTGCTCGGCGCTCTTGATGTTTTCGTCATTCTCGATATCGTCAAATATCATTAGAGTCGGTCGTGTATGTCGGTGTCGAATACCACGAATTTTCATGCCAGAACCTTTCGCGGCGTACTTAATGCCGTTACTCAGCACGAACTCGCCGTCTTGCCAGTCGTCACCCTTCATATTCCCGAATAACCATTTAATTTTCGGATTATTCTCGAATTCATCTTTAAGTGCATTGATAAACTCAGCTGCTTGCGTGTAGGTGTCGCTAATTATCACTATGAACTCTTCTTGTTCAAAACAACCAGCCCACAGCGGGTACGTCATATCCACCGTCGTGGATTTTGCGTGTCCACGTGGCGCAATAACACCTATGCGTCGATTATTCTTATCACTGATTAAGTCTAGGATTTCTTTATGGAATAGTGGCGTTTCCAAAGGAAAATACGGCCGTGCAACAAACCAGCCGAAAAGGTGAATATTTTCCCGCCGCTTAAATATCGCCAGCAGATAACGCCGTAGCTTGTCGCGGTCAGTGTCCCAGTATTTGTCACAAAGTCGCAGAATATCCGCTCTGGTGAGATTATTCAAAGATGGCTGCTTTGAGCTCGTCGTCATCAATATCGCCTTCCTCTTTCGCTTTCTTCAACTTCAAGTCTCGCTCGTCCCTCCATCCGCAGACGTTTTTCATAGTAAAGATAGCAAAGCTTGGTGGCGCAGCGCCACTCAAAGCCACATCAACGATGAACTCGCGTTGCAAATCCTTGGCGGTATCGTATGCCTCAGCGAATTCTGGATGTTCAGCACACCAATTTTTCAGTGTATTGCGGTGAACGCCAATCTTTCTAGCAAAGCCTTCAAACCACGGAAAACGTTGCGGCAGGCGACGCGAGATGTATTTGCCGCCATCGGTGTTGGTTATTTCCTGTTCTCTAATAATTTCTAACGGCTCGATTGAAAAATAGTCAATGAGTTGCTGGCAATACTCTGGCTTATATTTCGTCGGTTGTCCTGGCTCTGGTTGCTCAAGCTGTTTTGGCGGCTCAACAGGTGGCGTTTTCGGCGTATCCTTAACAATCCCGCGCAGTTGCTGCTTCGGGGATTTGCGGCTAGACTGCTTGCTGCTTCGCCTGTTCCTGCGCATCCTT